GGTCTCCCTCTTCGGTGATTCACGGTCGACGCGTCCTCCGTCGCGTCGCCGTGAGAAAAACTAACTACGCGGTTCGTGCCCGGTTGCGGTCTTAGGCCGCGCGACCGGGGTTCATGCAGTTGATATACGCCGAGATGATCACGTCGACCGCCGCGCCCGCTTCGAGCGCCCGGCCCACGTTCCGCTTCGTCGTGTCGGTGCCCGCGACGCACGGCTGCGCCTTGCCGCTCGCATCCGTCGCGAGATCGTCGTCGGCTGCAATCGCGACAGCCGCGCCGGTCCGCACGAGGCACTGACCGAGCACGCACACGGACGCCGTCTGATTCGCGCCTGCCGTGCCCATCACGGCCTGAAGCACGCCGATCGGCTTGTCGGTAACGGCCGTGCAGGCAACCACTTTACCCGCCGACAGCTTGACGAACTTGTAGAGAGACGCATCCGCCGACAGGTCTTCGCCGGTCTGATACGAGTCGATGAAAATCGGTCGCTCCAACGCCATGATGATCTCCGATCCTGAAAGTTTGAACCTGCCGCCGTGTCCGAACCGTCTCGCGCGCGCTTACTTCCGCGCGCCCTGTTCCACGAAGTAGCGCTTCATCAGATCCTTGTTCGCCGGATCCGAAATCATCGCGTCGATCGCCTGTTCGCGCGTCGCCGACTTCTTCTCGGCGACCAGCACGTCGGCCTTCGCGAAGACTTCCTCCGCCGCCGAACCAGAGACCACGGCCGCCGCGCCGTTGCCCTTGCCGACTTCCGAAAATGCCTTCGACGCCTTCAGCGCCACGGCCGCTTTTTCGAGCAGTTCCTTCACGCGCGCGAACTCCGTCGGCGCCTTGTCTTCGAGCGCCTTCAGCACTTCGGCGTCGGTCTCCGGCTTGACGTCCGGCAGACCCGCGAATGACTTCGCGATCACGTCGAGCATTTCACGCGTCCGGCGTGCGCTCTTCTCGACCTTCGCCGCGTCGTTCGCCTTCGCGAGTTCGGCTTCGAGCGGCGCCTTCGCTTCGGCGACCGCCTTCGTCACGGCCGCGTCGACGGCCTTCTGGATCGTCTCGGCGTTGTCCGCCGCCAGCTTGTCCGCCGCCGCCTTCTCGATCGCCAGTTCCGCTTCGGTCTTCGCCATGATCGGTTCCTTTTGTGAAGTAGCCGCAAGAGCGGCGCCCATCGAACGGAGAATTACAGCACGCGTCTCGGCGATCCGTCCGGCCGCCTTCGCCGTGTCGTCTGCCGATGCGCCGGACGCCGCGAGCCCGCCCGCGAACTCGTCGACGCCTGCCAGCACCGCCGCCGTAAACTGCACGGCCGCGTCGCGCAGTAACGTATCACGGTTGCCGTCGTTCACGCGCTCGACGATCGAGTGCGCTAGATCCGTAAACGTCCACCAGAGATTCGAGAGATCGCAGATCCCTTCGTGCGCCTCGCTCGTCGCCAGCACTTCGTTGAACGTCTTGAGCGGTTGCTGCACTTCGACGGCCAGCGTCGCCGCCTTCGCGAGCGTGAGCGCTTGCTCGACGAGCGCCACGATCGGCGCGCGCGCCTTGCTGATCTGGATCGGCGCCCGCTTAAAGAGCGTCACGTGCGCGCCGTCGCCGGTCCGCGCGTCGTAGTTCGCGCCCTTGTCGACCAGATCGACGCGGTTGATCACAATGTTCCGGAGGCGCGTCGCCATCAAACGGTCTCCCGTGTCGCCGTGCCCTGAATCGAGAACATCGTCAGGTCGCCCTTCTTGACCTTCGCGAAGACGTCAGGGGCAACCTCGAAACCGAGAAACCAGCGAGGCGTCGTCGCGTCCTTCGCGAATCCCATTGCTTCGACGATGTCAGGCATGAGCACGACCGAGGCGATCAGCGTGCCGTTCACGCCGACGAAGTTCTCGTCCGCGTCGTGCTGCACGCCGGAGGCGCGATAGTCTTTCACGAACGCGTAGGCCATTGCTTCGAGATCGGCCGGATCGATGATGTCGCCCTGCAAATCCTCGATCGGCTTCCCGTCTTTCGACACGGCCACGGACGCGAACCCGAAGACCTGATTGCGGTCTTCGTTCAGCTTCGCGATCGGGACGTTGATCCGTGTCTGAATCATGGGCGCCGTCTACACGTGTAAACCGTAGGTGCCGGACTCGCTTCGGCTTGCGCCTTGTCGAGCCCGGCGTTGCTCAGGTCGCCGGAGGACGGTCTAAGCGAAACGGAGAATACACAAAAGTGGAAGGCGTGTATACGACTTGTGGTCCTGGCGTCGCAATTGTCGGTCGCGTCACTCTCAACGTCGAACCGGAACGGCCGCCTTCGCCGCCGCCTGTCGGTCCGCTTCGGCCGCCGCTTCGCGCTCCGGCGAGCCGTTCGGCTTGCCGTATTTGCGCGCGTCGATGATCGAGATCCTGATGTTCTCGCCGGACCCGACACGCGTCACCGGCAGCGCGCCCTTCGCGATGTCTCGCTCGATCGTGCGTCGGCTCACGTTCCAATACTCGGCCAGATCGGCGACCGTGACCCACTTCTCGCAATGCGTTGCCAAGTCGTCAATTTCAGACATCGTTCACCCCTCCGGATGCGCCGTCATTCTACCGCCAATTCGACCAGCCGCCGCGCGTGCCTCAGTCGTCGCTTTGCGATCGAGCTTCTCTTGCAGCCAGCGACAGATCGCACACGTGCGACCGGGACACCCATGTGGGAACTCCGGATCACGTCGAAGAATCCGCAGAATCACGACGTCGGCTCCGCAACGATCTGCGCGCGCGTATAGCTGCCCGCGTAGGCGATCGGGAGCGCCTTCAGAAACGCGTCGCCTTCGTCGACCGTGATCCGCTTCGTGCCGAACCGAATCGGTTCGAGCATCCAGCGCAGCTTCTTGTCGTCGACGACGACCGTGCCGGTCTCGTCGAGCGTGAAGAGCCCGATCCGTTTCATCGTGCCGTCGTCTTGCGCCGTGATCAATTCGACCATCATTTGACGATGTCCACCCAATAGCCGTAATCAATATCTTCGATCACGTCCTGTAATCCGTTCGCCTTCAGTAGCCCGATGACCCAGTCGATCCGCTCGCGCAAGGCGTCGCGCTCGGCCATGTTCATCTCCGGGTAGAGCTTGATCAGCTTCTCCCACTGAACCGACTGCATCTTCGCGAGGATCTCTTGATTGATCTTCGGGAGATACGGCACGTGAACGGACGTCTTCCCGGCCTTGCTCTGTTGCCATTCTTTCATCCGCAGTTCGCGCACGCCGAGATAATCGTCTTCCGTCCCTGACGGAAACGCGTAGCCGTGATCGATCGCGATGACTTCCTTCGTGGCCGTCTTCACCATCCAGTTTCCGCCGTGCCGATCGGTGTTCCCGATGATCAGATCGAGAATGCCCATCTTCAGCCGCGCTTCGTCGGACGTCGCGCTGTCGAGCACGCGCGTCGACGGCTCGAAGCCTGCCATGAACGTCTGCACCATGCCTTCTTGCCCGCTGATGGCCGAGAAGACCGTCGGCGGAACCATGTTCGTGCCGATCAGCTTATCGATCCGCGCCGCCAGTTCTTCGCGCCGCGCGAGCGTGAAGTCGCGATTCGAGATCGAGTCGCGCACAAGGTTGAGACTGTTGCTATCGTTCGAGCCGCCGCCGAAGTTCTCGCCGCTCACCGGCTTGAAGACGACGGTCTCTTTGTCGCCGTTCGTCTTTTCGAGCACCATGCGGAACGACGCGTTCGCGTTGCTCGAATCACCGAGACTGCGCGAGTCGACTAGCTGCCCGTCGATCGTGAACGCCTTCAGCGCCGCCGCTGCGTCGTCGAGCACGCCCACGGGCGCCGGAGGCACGACGACCGCGATCGGCGCCGCCGGGATCGGTATCTCGATCACCGGCTCAGGCGCGATCGGTTCGTCCGGCTCGGACGGAGGCGCGATCGGTTCCTCGCTCGGTTTCGGCAGCGATGACAAGACCAGCCCTTGCGCGCAGCGACATTGAATGTGAATGTCTTGCGGAATGTCGCACGGTCCGACCGGCGTGTCCCACGGTTCGTTCAGGCCGGTGATCGCGCGCGCGCCCACCATTTGCGCGCAGAGCGGACAGAGCCGATCGTCCGGCGTGATGATCCAGATCCGCTTCGTGTCCGTGCCGATATAGCCCGCGTCGACCGCTTGATCCCAGAGCGCCGACTGCCCGGCGTTGCTCGCCGACAGGATCTCGTGCCGCGCGATCATCAGCGCTCGATACTTCACGAGTCGATCCGCGTAGGCCACCGCGAGCGCCAGCGCGCGGTTCGGATCCATGCCGTCGGCTTCGAGCTTCGAGTGATAGTTCATCACCGCGTCCGCGTGCTTCGGCAGGAGCGGCAGGATCGGCCGCAGCAGATCGGCCGCGTCCTCCGTCGTGTATTGCTCTTGAAACGCCCGCGTGATGACTTGATTGATCGTCTGCCGCGTCGTCTCCGTGATGTTCGTCACGAGCGCCGCCGCTTGTGCCGCCGCGCGCTCGGTCGCCAGTGGGTTCGTCACGTCGAATCGGAGATTCAGATTCAGCGCCGCGCCGAGACTCTTCGCCGCCACGTCGCCGCCGACAATCGCGCCGCGTCGCAGCATGTCGACCGGCAGATTGGGATTGATCAACTTCGCCGGAGCTTCGACAAGCACGCGATCGACCAGTCCGTTCCGGACGCTCGCTTCGAGCGCCGACAGGTCGATCTTCTCGCCGAATTGCTTGAAGACTTTATAGAGCCGCGCCGCCGTCTCCGGCGTCAGTCCCTTCGCCAGCCGGGCAATCGCTCGCCAATCGTTCAGTGCCGCCTTCGCCATCCGGACCGCTCTAACGGGCAACGCGCCGCGCATGTCGCCAGCACCAACGCGCCGCCGCGAGCCCGTAGTAAACGAACCGCACGGAGACCGGCGCCCAGACGATCAGCATCGGACCGGCTTCTTCGTAGTGAAACTGCGCGCTCTTGAGTTCGCGCACGCGCACGAGACCGCGCACTTCCCGGCGCCAGAACGACCGACGGCCGATGCGGATCTCGTCTTCGCGCGCCGTCATCATGACCGGCTCGCGCCGCAAGTGCGTCAGGCCGGGCGCCATTTGCACCTTCGCATCCGAGACCCGCCGCTTGCCGAACGTCTCGATCACTCGGCCGCTCACGCGTTCACCACGGCCACGGCTTCGATCGTTTCGTAGCCGCAGACCCGGCAGATCCGGTGCAAGTGATCGCGCGTCTCGTCATACGTCGAGCCGAGCGACGACAGGTCGACGCGATCGATCGTGCCGTCAGGCGTCCGCTCGCACGTCTTCGCGCAGAACTCGACCGACGCCGCCATAATGACCGACGCCACGGCGCCGACGTCGTCACGGTTCACGACGGCCGTCGCGCCGCACTTCCGACACACGTAGTCGCCGCCGCTATAGGGTGCGTGTTCGACCATGTCGCCCTCCGGCGCGCTTCGTGATCGGCGGAACCGGCGCGTTCGGATCCGGATTCAGCACGGCGCCCGCGCCCGCCGCCGCGACGGCCAGCGCGCGCTCTTCCTCCGGCGTCATTGCCGGGTTCAGTTCGCCGCCGTCTTCGCCGCTCGGCAGTTCGGCCACGTCGAGAATCGCGCGCTCGATCGCCGCATTCGGGAAGAGCGGCATGCCCGCTTGCGACAGTTGCAGCAGGAACGGACCGAGCACCGCGAGATCGACTTGCGTCAGGTTGCCGACGGCCAGCTTCGGATACGGACCGAGCGCGACGCCGTTCAGCTTCATGAGCGGCGGGATCAGAAACCGATTGATCACGTCGCAGATCCGTTCGAGAAACCCCTTCAGTGCTTTCGTGAAGACGTCGATCTTCGAGAACGACAACGCCTTCGAGCCGACAGCGTCGTGACCGAGCAAGAGAAAATCCGCCAGCATCGTCATCGCGATCCGCTGATCGTAGCGCGTGATCGTCGCGTTCGTGTCGAACGACCGGCGCGAGCCCGACGTCAACAGCGACAGCGTCGCCCACTTCGGCATGACCGCGCCCATCTGTTCGTCGACGCGAATGCCCTTCACCATGTCCTGCAAGTAGCGCATCAGGATCGCCGCGTTCGGATCTTTATCGTTCCAGAGATCAGGCGCGTCTTCCCCCAATTGGATCACCGGATACCCGGCGAGATCGCGCTCGATGCCGATCCCTTCCGTCGTCTGAATGTTCTTCTTGAAATACCACGAACGATACGCGTTCCGGAGCAGCGACCGGCCCTCCGGATTATTCTTCTGTGTCGTCGTTCGGAAGAGCAGGAACTTCGCGATCGGGATCGTGATCTCTTTCATCGACGTGGGATCGCGCTGCACGAGCGCTTGAATCCCGCCGGACTCGTCGAAGACCCACCGGAAGATCGTTTCTTGCGGCCGAAGCGCGAGCTTGCGAATCCCGATCTTCCCGTCGTCGAAGTTCGATGACGCTACATTCGGATCCGTCGACGCGCCGCCGCGCACTTTGAAGACCATCTCAAGCGGCGCATACCCGAACGTGAACAGCGTCAGAATGTCGCCGAGCGTGTCTTGCCACGTCTGCGACATATCCTCGAAGAGACACTCGGCGACGAACTGCCGCGCCTCTTCGCCCTCCGGCGTTTTGTCGGCCGCCTCGATCGAGAACGATGCGCTCTGCCCCAACGCCGTCAGGCCGAGCAACGCCGCGCCGACCATGTCGTCATTGTCGGCCATCTCGCGAAAGGTCTTCGTGCCCTTCGGTCCCTTCAGTTCGCGAAGGAACTCGTTATCGATGTAGCCGCCCCAGTGCGTGAGACCGGACGATCCCATCTCGACGAACGGCTTCGCTTGTGGAGTCGTTGCCGCCTTGCGTGTAGGTTTGCTCATGATTTGCGCCAGAGTGACAGGTTCGGAATGACTATCGGCCGCCCGTGCGTGGGCTTCTTGACGTTCGAGAAGAGTTCGAGCGCAAACGCTTGCACGACCGTATCGCCACAGTCGGTCGATCGGCCGATCCGTTTCTTGATGTCGTCCTTCGACTCGACCTTGATCCGTCCTCCGGAAATGTAGTCGTAGCGAGGCGCGAGCAGATCGCCGGTAAGTGACGCGTTAACGTCCGTCGTGAGTCCCGGTATCTGTTCGTCAGGCGGGATCGCGACCGTTGATCCGTATTCGGGATTAAGACACTCGCGTAAATGCCACCATGCCGCCGATCGCATGTCCGCGAATCCCAACTCGCCGCTGCGATCTTTGATCGGTGTCTCGTCCGGCAGCATCGCCCGCACCGATGCGTTGAACGCGACGACCGGCAGCTTGTCGTCCCGTAGCTGATCGACGCAGCCCGCCCCGTAGCCGATGACGTCGACGACCGCCGTGCCGCCCAGTTCGCGCAAGAGACGCGCGATCTCGCCGGACGTTTTCGTCGTCGGAGACCGCAGCTTGTGAACGGCAATGAAGCGAACCTCCTGAATGACGTCGTCAACGTCGCGCAATGATACGACGGTTTTATCCGCGCCTCCATACGAAACGTCAGCCCCGATCGCTTTCAGCCGGGCGCGCACGGTCTCGACGCGCCGGTCTTTCCATTCCAGCCAGCGCGCGTTCGCCGCTTCGAGCCACGCCATCGGAATGACCGCGTCTTCGTCCGCGCTCGCGAACTCGCCCAGCACACGGTTGCGGTAGACCGCCGAGTCTTCGCCCCACTGCGCGCGCCGCTTCTCGGCCCAATCACGCGTGATCCGCTTCGCCTTGATCGCGTCGTCGAGCGTGACGTGAACCGCGTCCCAGTCCTCATACCCGCGCGCGCGCTTGTGGATCAGGTAGAACCGGCCGGACGGCGGCCCCGGCGTCGACGTGGCGATCGCCAGCGCTTCACGCCCAGAGCCCGGCCCGGCGCCGGAGAACGCGCCTTCCGCCGCGTCGAACGTGCCATCAGGGATCGCCTTCGACTCGTCGAAGACGTAGAGCATCGCATCCGCGTGCGCGCCTTCGATCAACATCGGCTGGTTCGACGCCACGGCTGAGGCTTCGCCGTGTTCGAGCTTCAGCGCCATGTCGAGCAGTTCCGAGCCGTCGAGAAACGGCCCACGGCCCAGCACGTCCCACCGGATCAGTCGCGCCCATTTGTGGATCTCCGGCCAGAGGTAGCGTTGTAGCTGGCGCCACGCGCCCGCCGTCGTGATCGTCTTCCAATCGCGCGCGAGCCCGTCGCGCGTCGTCGAGAACCACAAGATCGCCCACGCGAGCGTCGCGGTTTTGCCGAGTCCGTGCGGCCCACGTTCGGCGAGCCGTTGCTTCTTCGAGAGTCGATCGAGCGCGTCAAGCTGATACAGCGTCGGCCGATCGTTCTTCGGCAGACGATCCCAGTCGATGACGTCTTCGACCCAGCCCGCGCCGTCGTGCTCATACGTGAGCGCAGTCTTCTCGAACGTAAAGTGCTCGGCGTCAGACTCCCGATGCTCCGACGTGACGACGAGCGCCATGCGCGCTAGACGTCCGAACGACGGCCGGGCGGAGGATTCGGATCGCGCGCGACGTGCCAGATCGGATACCGCCAAAAGGCAGGCATCAGGATCCCGTTCGGCAGCATCGCGTGATGCACGAGCACGACGCCTGACGTCTGCAACCGTTCGTCGCAGCGCGCCACGAGCGCGTCTTGTTCGTCTTTGGATAGCGTCACGACTTCCGACGGATGCGGCAGGCGCACGCGCCAGAGTTCATCGGTTGCTTCGCGCCAACCGAGCAGGAACGCGCCCGGATGTCTCGGACGTTGCGCGCCCACGATCGGGACGTCGCCGTTGAAGTTGATCACGTCGGTCATGTCGTTACGCCCTCCGGCGCGTCGACATGCTATCGCAGTTTCAACGGAGGCGTGCGAAAACTCAGCAGGCGAGGCAGACGATCGCGCAACCGCGCCATCGCGTCGACGACGCGCGTCAGGTCTTCGTCTCGTGTCTCTTGCTGTTGCTGTTGTGTCAAGCCGACGGCGCGCGCGTTGCGATCGTTGCGCCAGAGCACGCGCCACGCGTCCCTGAAGTCGCGCGCCGCGTGCGGATCGACCGCCACGCCTGCCGCTTCACGCGCCGCGCGTCGACGCGCTTCGCCCATTACTTCGGCCCGGCCGTCAACGTGTGATGCATGCCGTCATACGTCCACTCGATCGTCTTCGTGCCGTTGAACGGCGAGAACGCGCCCATCCACCAAATGAGCAGCACGACGAGCCACGTGATCGCAAGGTTGCGGCCGAGCGCCGACAGTTTCTTCATAGCCCGCGCGTCGCGTGCGTGATCATCATGTCGGCCGCCTCGCTCATGAGATCGGCGATCTGCCGCAGTTCCGCCCGGCGCGTCTCCGGAACCGTCGACAGGTTCGCCGCGAACCGGCGAAGGTTGTTCGCGCGTTCGAGCAGCCGATCCGCGCACGTGACCGCATCGAACCGCGCCGCGACGGGCGCCGACGTCATTGCACGAGCCATCATCAGATCCCCTCCCCCTCCGGAAAGCTACGGTACGAAGAGATAATA